TAGCTGGCAAGATGCTCACTAAGCCTTTAGTTCAACGTGGTGTATCCGCTGGACTAATGGGTGGCATTGAAGCTGGTTCTCAGTATGCTTCTGAAGGAAAAATAGACCCTATTAAAGTAGCTGTTTCTGCCGCAGCAGGTGCAGCTATGCCAGGGTTTAATCCTCTTGGTAGAAAAGCTTTTGAAGCTGGTGAAAGTGCTGTTAAAGCTGTGCTTCCTAAACCACCTGCACGTACTAGTCCTGCTCAACCACCGGATCAACCACCTGCTGGTTCTACTCCAGAAGAGAAAGCACAGTTTCTTAAAAATCTACAAGAAGCTAAAGCTCAAAAAGATAGCACTAGACCCCTTGTTGAAACTGCTATTAGGAACAAAGAAACTGGTGAGATTGAACGCATGGGTCCAAAGCATGACCCTGCTCGTAAAACTGAAACCATTGATACCCATGATCAAGGTTTTGTAGATGATGCTGGTAATTTCTACACTCGTGATGAAGCTGTTGACCAAGCTAAACGTTCTAAACAAATACCAGAAGACCATGTTCTAGAAAGCCCAGCAGGTGAACAACCTGGGTTGCACAGTGGTGATCTTCGTAAAGTTGGTGATGAACGTTTTGAACTAACTGGTAAACGTCCGGTTACTCTTGGAGACACTACTCCACCTAGGTATCTTTACCACGGTACTAGAGCTAATGTAGAACAAATGATTACCCCTAACGGGGATCTTGTTCTTATGCCATCTATGAATTTTGATGGTAAGACAACTAGCTTTTCAATGACTCACAACCAAGATGTAGCAACTGATTACGCTACTCGTATTAAAGGTGGTGGTCCAGAAGGTGTTGAGTTGTCTGGTGCTAAAATTATTAGGATTCATTCTGATGCTTTACCAGAAGGTGTAAGCCGTGAAAGTGGTTCAGAATGGGCACTTAACACTGACAAACCCACAGTTATTCCCAAAGGTAAGTTTGATATTATTGAACACCCTTTGTCTAAACCATCAGAAAATCTTACCCATAAAAAGTTTTATGACTGGGCTGTAGAACGTTTTGGAGAGTCTGAAGTTGAAGCTGCTATAGGTGCAGGCAAAGAAGGAGAATTAAAAAAACAATTCTTTGAAGACATGGCTAACCCAAAGGTTAGTGATCCTAAAACAGCAGCAGAAGCTCAAAAACATCTTGATGAAAGAAAACGACTAGCTGACATAGCTGAGAAAAAAGCTACAGGTCTTTATGAAGAACCTGCTGTTGAATGGGGTAAAGTTAAAGAGCCTAAAGAAACTTTAGTTGAACCTACACCAGAAGTAGATCGCACTACAACTAATCCTCGTGACGTTAAAGATGAACAAGAATTCTTTGACATCTCACAAGAGATTTTTGAGAAGCATGGTGAAGTAGAAGCTGTTAAATTTTTTGAAGGTTACCAAGAATACAAGAAGACTTGGTTAGAACCCATCAGTGAAACTGAAAAGTATGTTGGCATCAACATAAGAAATAAAGCAGCTAATGAACGGATCATTCACAACGAAAAAGAAGAGATACTTAAAGGTATCCCTAATGCTGATCGTCGTGTAGCTGTTGCTGAAGCTATTGATAAAGGTGATTTGTCTAGTCTTAGCAAAGAAGAAATAGTTATTGCTAATAAATACCGAGATCTTGTTAAAGACATTGGTGATCGTGCTGTTAAAGAAGGTGTAGTTAAAGGTCTGTTGGACAACTACGTATCACACATTCTTGATTGGGTTGGTGCTCCCAAAGGTGCTCTTAGAGAGTTTATAAATGAGATCTTTGGTAGTAGTGTTAGTGATCCTTCTATGAAGGGCATGGATGTTACTAGTAAATTTTCTAAAGAACGTAAGCTGCCTACTTTTGAACAACTAGAAGCTTGGCTTACTACTGTTAATGAGCGCATAGCTGCTTCAGGTAAAACCGACTGGAGACTTAAACTTAAAACTAAAGACATTGCAGAAGTCTACAAAGAATATGCTTTGTCAATGGAAAACGCTATTGAGAACAAAAAGCTTGTAGATAGTCTTAAACAAGTGCGTAACGTTGCTGGTGAATCCACAATTAAGGAAGTCAACAAAGACAACCCTATGCCTCATGGTTGGGAGATGATGAACATTCCCCAATTCTCTGGTTATGCTGTACATCCAGACATGATGCCAGCTTTAAAGTTTGTTTTTGATGCTGGTCCTGGTGACCTCATGAAAGCTTTGGGATGGATTTCTCAACTGTCTAAACGTATGAACGTTGTTGGCAGCTTCTTCCATGCTAAGTCTTTGATGGAAGTTATGAGTAGTGCTCAGATACCTATCTGGACACCACTTAAAGAAGCTATCATATTGCCTTTGGTTGAAAAGGGTGTTAAAGCTCTTACCGGAAAAGACCTTCAACTGTCTGCTATATCTAAAGCAGTTGAACAATTTAAAAAAGGTGGTGTAGGTACAAACGTAGACAGGTGGATTAGACAAGATGGTATTGTTCTAGAAATGCCAGAAGATGTTGCACAAGGAATTATTACTTCTATTGGTAAGTTTGCTGACTCAATGATTGGTAAATTTGGTCCTAAGACTAGGGTACTTGAAAAATCTTTGTCTGCTGTTGAGAAGTACACTCTAGGTTTGTTTGATAAATACACTTGGGATTACTTGCACACTGGTGGCAAGATTATGGTTGCTGATGCTTACCTAGACAAAGCTCGTATGAGTGCTGCTAAAGAAGGCAAACCTTTTGATGAAGCTCAACAACGTAAAGAAATTGCTAGGTTTGTTAACGATAGCTTTGGTGGTCTAAATTGGTTTGATGCTGCTACTCAAACTAGGACTGAACTAGGTAAAAGAATGGCTATGGCAGCATACAGTCCTGCTGGTCGTAGAGGTCTTCAGTTGGCTTTGTTTGCTCCTGACTGGACTATTTCTACTGTTCGTGCTTTTACTGCTGCTTTACCTAAAGAACTTAATCCTACTAAATGGCATCCTGTAGAAGGTGTTAAAGGTATGATGACACCTACTACCAAAGCAGACTGCTAGGTTGTATCAATTTAAAACTGCTCTGACGTATTTCACTTTGATCAACGGCATCAACATGATGATTTCTAATCGTCCTGTTTGGGAAAACAAAGATCCTACCCGTATAGAATGGCCTGACGGGACATCCATGCAAGCTATGAAGCACGCTATGGAACCGTACCACTGGATGATGGACCCAGATAAAACGTTGTCTAACAAGCTTGGATTTATTCCTAAAGCCACTGTTGTTGGTATTGCTGGTGTTGAATACGCTAGTCCTTCTGCTCAAAAACTAGTTGATCCTAGTACTGTTGGTAGACTACAAGCTGTTGCTAGTATGTTTTTACCTTTCCAAATTTCTGCATCTGTGTCTGCTCCTCCAGGAGAAGGTGCTAAAAGAGCAATACTAGGAACAATGGGCTTCCCTGTCTATGGTGCTACAGCAGAACAAAAGAAAACAGCTAGAGCAGAACGAGAATTAATTCTTAAAGAAAAAAGTTGGGAATACCATGAAAAAGAAATAAAAAAAGGTAGAGAACAACCTTCTGCAAAGCACGATCAAACTAAAAAAACTTTAGAACGTAGTAGAAAAAAACTTGAAAAAGAAAAAGGTGACCAATGAACATCCTTCTTATTGATGCTGGTGGTGTGTGTCTAGACTTTGCACTTAGGTGCATGGACTATGGGCATACAGTACGTGCATACATTCGCAATAACAAGGATGGGTCTAGGTCTCAAGTAGGTGATGGTGGTCTTCTTAACCGTGTGTCTGATTGGGAACGACACATGGATTGGGCTGACTTAATTGTATGTACAGACAATACCTATTACATTCATCCACTAGAAAGGTACAGGGACAAAGGTTACCCTATTATTGGTCCTAGCATTGACACTAACCGTTGGGAACAAGACCGAGAACATGGTGCTGAAGTTATGGAGAGGGCTGGTATTAAAACTATCCCTTCCCAGAAATTTAAAAACTATGATGAAGCTATCACTTACGTTATTAAGAACAACAAAAGGTATGTATCCAAGCCTTTAGGTGACGGTGACAAGGCTCTTAGCTAT